TTTAGAAAGAAGTATAGTTCATTTCAATAATGGTAGTTGTTTTGATTTTCTTTCTGGTAGTGAATTACAAGTAGAGAAAGATAAAGTGTTTTACAATCCAAAGAATAATCAATTAGAGTTTTATCCTAGAAAACTTAGAAAGCCACTACTGTCACTTAGAGTTGACAAAGTTATTGGTGGTAAGCCATCAAAAAAATCAAAGATAAACTACAAGGCAAAATATTACGATATGACACATGATAGGCTGAATCTGTTTGTCTAGTTTTATTTTTAGGGCTGCAGGGTTTAATGAGATAATAAATATATTAAAAGAAACCAATGTAAAACTAGGTAATATAGAAAAGTTGATGGAGTTCTTATTGTCTCCACCAGATCTAGTAAAATATAAAAAAGGAATGAAGTTTGATGATGTACCTCGAAAATCTTTTAGTGACCGAGCTTAGATATTCTTTCTATTCTAGGTTTTAATTTCATAACCAACTTTGCAAGTGGATATGCAACAACCAAGTCAACCATTACACTTTGCCATACAAAGTTTGCAAATTGGTCTGAATCCAATCCTATTACAAACAGCATCCAGGGAATTGTTACTGTTAGATATCCTATAGCAAATATAGGTGTTATGATTAAATATTCTATAATGCCAGATACAACGTCATGTATACTACAATCACATTTTGGTATAACTGTTTTCTTTCTTTTCCAATCCATAATCAATGGATCATTTTTACATATTTAAGTTATCGTCTATTTCCTAGATTCTTATCCATTATATGTTTCCAATCTTTACCATGTTTCTTACGCATGGAAATCCAAAATGGATCTGCACCAAACATTCCACCTTTTTTATTATATTCTTTTGTAACATTTGCAATTTTTCTATGACATTTCTTGCAAAATCTTGCATTTATCTGTTCAATATGAAATTTATGATATCCACAAAAGAAACATAGTCCATACATCTTCTGTGTTATAGTGGCAAGTAAAGGTTCTCTTCCACGCTTACCTGCACATTCACCACATATATCAGCTATAGTAGCAGCAGAAGCATCTTTTGAAAAACAATTAATACATAATGCTTCTTTATAATTGTCTACATGAGTGTACTCATCAGCTTGATGTTTAGCCCAAAGCTTATTACCAATATCTAAGCCACCAGTATCCACATTTAGTTTAGTTGCCAACTACTTCTCCGCATCAAGAACTTTCTTTAAGCAGTTTTGTAAAAACAAATACACATTATTTGTTGCATAGGCGTTAGTAGATACCTTTCTACTTGCTTTCTTTATATCTTCTATAGTGTCATCTATTGCCTTAAAATCTGCTGAATACACGTTTGTTAGTTTCGGTTCTTTCTTTTCCTTTACTTGTTCGTCTATCTTGTATATAATGCCATGTTTTTCTACTATTTCTGATTTTGGCTTTACTTGTACCGTTGCTTTTGTTTTCTCTCCTTTACTTTTCTTCGTCATCTTCCCACCTCCTTGTTTGACCTAATTCGTTATTAACAATATCCCTAGCTTGTCTTACTGTCATTATTGCATTTTTCCTTAACATATTAACAGTTTTGGTTTTCTTCCAACCAAAGTCAACTGCATCCTGTAATGTACTCTTAACTATCTCATAATTATCTGGTGTTATACCATCAAAACCCTTTTGACTCATTGAAGTTCCTGTTCCACTTGATGGACTTCCCTGTCCCATACCACCTATATCAGATGGTCTTTTGTTTTCAGGTTGACCTTGAAATTGTTGTCTATCTTCTTTTGGTGATGCTGTACCCCTACCTCTACCTTTTCCATCTCCACCACTCAACACATCAATTTCTTCAGGTATCATCATTGGATCTTTTGACACTTTAAACTCACCTGTATGTGTTCTTGTGATGGCAAATCCTAACTGTTGTAACGCCAACATGTTTTCTATCTCTACACCTTGTATTTGTAAGTCTCTTAATCTATCTGTTTCTTCTCCTGTCTTTAATCTTAATTCCCAATCCTCTACTCCGTTAATCTTTGCTAGTTTTGTAAGAAATGAGTTCTTTAATATGTCTTGTCCCCACTTGATTGCTCTGTTTGTAATTGTAACTTGAAGTCCCTCTTGTGACCAACCAGTAGGTAATTCACCAAAATATAAAGGAAGGACACCATAAATAGCTCCTATAATCATTCTTAACTCTTTTCTTATCTCTACAAACTCTAATTCTTTCAATGAACCTGTAAAGTCTAACCACTGTGCCATATTCTTGCCACCTGGCTTGTCAGATTCAACTAACAGTGGATGTATCATATATGGATCTTCCTGTGCCTTCTGTTCAAGAGCATCCCAAGATTTTCTAAATGTTTCGTAATTACGTGAAGCAATTACTAACATACCTCTTGGAGGTCGCATTTTATCGAAATACTTTCTAATATATTCATCCATATGAGATAAAGACATCACCTTCGACCATATTGCATATATTGGTGAATAACCATAAATTAATCCAGGTCTATACTTTCCTGCCTTCCAAATAATCTCTCCTTCTCCATAAATAACTCTTTTAGGTTGGGGTATTCCTATAGAATAAACAGAGTTAACCTCTACCACAGCTTTTAGTGCTTTTGCACCACACATATCACAACGATCACTAACAAGTCTTTTCGCCCTATGTTCAAATCTAGGACATACATAAACGGCATTATGCTTGTCGTCATAACCAACCCTTCCATCTGAATCAGCTATCATAGCGACTTGTGGTGGATCTATTCTTAATATTTCCTTTATCTCTGTCTTATCCTCTTCTATCTCACCTGTACTATCATTTATAGAATAACTTTTCAACAATAACATATATGCATTGTCGGCTATCTCCAAATCTCTTTCTAACATTCTCATTATATCTTCAAGTGTTTGCATGTTTGCATTTATTGGGTTGTACAATACATCTTCTAACTTCTTTCTGTTTGTTGGTTCAGGTCTTGATAGATCTGTACTCATACAGGTATCACATTGTAATGCTTCATTCTTATCACTTTCATTGTTAATATCCTTCTTATCTGGTTTTTTTGCCTTCCCTACAACAGCAGAAGAACCGATAATTGATTCATTATCTTCATTTGTAGATGATGGTTGTTCATCTTTGATTGCATCTTTTAATGGTTTATATTGAAACTCCTTTGCACAATTATTACACTTGTACTTGAACTTCTCAACTATCTCAAACCCATTTTTGAACATCTCTCTGTTCACAGTTTCTATTGGTATTCTTAAAGAGTCAACATTATCTGCCAACTCATAAATCATTATTAATGGAAATGGAAAAATTGGTAATTTAGCTCCTGTATCGGTAGCCATATATGGTTGTGCAATACTAGGTCTAACGGTTGTTTCTGTCATAGACTTTGTTCTAAAATTGAACATACCCTTTATTCGATCAGTAAATCCCATATAATACAGTTATTACCTTGCTATATAAACTTTGTCAAGATTTGTAAGTATTTCGTCACTAGCCACCATGTTTGGAACAGTTTATGTTTCTCGCTTCTCTTGTACATATACAAGTATCTTCACCAGTTTCTACCACTCTTGCCTCAACATCTTCTGATGTTTCTGATCTTCCTAGTTTCATCATATATTTATACCATATCTATAATATATAGTTGTGGGTGGTGTGAGTTTGCATATCCTCTACGGAAGGTCTGGATTAACTAACCAGCCCACAATAATCTTTAAAGGTGTTTAAACACTTCAATATCTATGGAAGATTGGGATCTTATTAGCGAAGCAGCTAAAATGGTAATGGAAGCTTTCAAGAGGAAGAAGCCAACACCATCAACGAATCTTGACTTGTCAAACGAGCATGATTTTGAGGTGTTTCTGGGTGCATTGATGGGTGCTATAGAAGCTATTGGAATTATAACTGAAAAAGAAGATAATAGAACACATAACGCAATAATAAACGCATTAGAAAAGTTGGCGTATAGATAATGGTGGAATTAGAATTAGAGGACTATAACGAGTTATTCGATTGGTTCACTTTGCTTTTTGGCAAAGATCCAAAAAAGATAACAATGCAGGCTAAAAAGACATTTTGGAAACTGCAGTTCCTTTCAGAAGATAAGATAAAGGAACATGAGGAAGACCTTGACGAAGAGAAATGAGATAATAGTCCTCCTGATGGCTGGACTTTTCATACTGCTAGTATGGGGTTTATACATAAATCTTATATATTGGGGTAGTATAGACAGTAGTATGGATGTTTGTAGGGAACATATGAACGCCTCAACAAAAATATGTAACTTTGGGGGTGAACTAATATAGTCAAAAAGAAAGTACCTAAAAAGAGATCTTCAGTAAAGCGTTGTAGTGAATTTACAGGTAAGAAATTTATAGGTGTTATAGTAATATTTGCAATAATTGGATATTTGGTAGGTGTAGCACTAGGATGAATGTAAATCATCTTGGTATAGTAACCACATTTATCGTATTATTTATATTTCTAACAATAACATTATTAGCAACTAATGGAATAGATATACTCAATGTATTTTCTACACCATCACATGGGGATGCATTTGCTAATTACTGCAAACAACTAAATATAAAGTGTTAATAAATGTCAATTTTTTGCATAGTTAAAGACAATGACGAACAGTTTGATTGTAACATTGATATGGACTTTTCCTACAATGCAATAGAGGAATGGAAGCATAAATGGCAACCTAAAAAGGCAAGTGGGAGAAAGGGTAGTAAGAGAAATTATGGCTATGTAACGTATAGGGTGACTAACGAGTCAAAGCACTTCCCTAACAGCAAGTTTGAGGATAAGGCATTGGCAATAGCACTAAGACAATGGGGGTTAAGGACACAAGATATAAGATTTAAAAGAGTAACAGGTACAGCAGATATAG